ATCTTTCTTATTTTATTCTACAATATAGAACATCTCCCTCGGTGATACGTAAATTCTCCATTCATTTGTTTGATAGTGCAATACCATAACCATCGATAAATGGTCCAATATTAACAGGTCCCGAAACGTTTAGTGTTTCAACCCTCCTATCTATGTCATAAATTGGGTTAACTTGAAACGTTTTATTGTTATTGGGGTTAAGGAATTCGGTAGTACCGGTTATAATTTTATCCGCGGTTATACTATTTGTAAACTGAAATTTTGTAGAATAAAAATTATGTGAATTTGACAATACATTCAGTTCTGACCATTTCAATCCCGTTTCACCATCAGAATTAACATTAGCAGTATTTTTTAATCTGGTTAACAAAGACATATGTGTTGTGTCTGGTATTGTGTAAATTTTTGATTCCATACCCATTCTAACAACTACAGCTCTAAACCATTCTCCGGTATTTTTATATTTTACTTTCTGAATAAACTTCTCATTACCATAACCATTATATGGAATACCGAATTCACTGATACCTGCACTTTGAACTAGTTCCTCTCCATTAATTGTTGTTTTACCTAAATCAGTTGTAAAATTACCCTCAGGTGTTCTAATAACTTGTTCGGTTGTACCTGTTGTACTTGCCGCTTGTTCTCTCTTAACAATTGCTCGTGCCGCATTTGTTATTTTGTCTAAAAGTGACTTATAACTTGATACGAACGAATCTTCTGGATCGGGTAAAGCCGCAACCGGTATTCTCGTTCCTTTAAAACTGGTTTCAATATTATTATTTCTTATGTTATGACTAACTTCAGTAATCCAGTATGTACCTCTAAACATTGGAATATTTTTAAGATAAAAGTACATTGTTGGTTGTATCATAACATTACCCATACAAGTTACGTCACATGAATATGATGCTTGTTTATAATAATCAAAAAGACTTACATCCACATTGTATGTACCCGCACCCGATTCTGACCTCGCTAAGTTTTCTAACACAACAAAAGATTCTGATGTATTTCTAAGTGTAGTTTGGTCAAGTGTAACTCCTTTAAAAATATTTTGATATTGGTCACCAAAACTAACCTCAAAAGCCACTACTTTATTGGATTTATTTAGTTGGTCAATATCATACAATTCGGGTAGAGTTATGATTAACGGATTTTTATTTCTGTTTGAAATATCAAAACTATCATCATTAAATTTATTGAAATTTTTGTCTCCGTCCGCATAGTGTTTAGATGATGGTCCAACAAACTGAACAATTATTTTAGGTGACGATTCTTCATAATCAACATCTAAAAATGTTCCAAATAGATTTTCTGCCACCTTTTTAGATGGTGTGATTTTTGATCTATTTGATATATTTGTTCCATAAAAGTTTACATAAGCAGGTAACGCCCTCATATCGAATCCACTATCTTTTAATAACATGGAAATTGTTGAGTAGAGGTTTGCTTTACTATTTTTTTCATCTGTTAATGCGACAAATTTGCTTATGTTCAAATATGCCTTACTACCGATGTCCCTATTAGCTCTATCTAAAAATAAAAACTCTTCAAATAATAGTCTTTGTCCCAATGAATTACCCGCAACCCATTTATCATTAAATGATTTAAAAGTATTATAAAGTTCTACCTTAATTTGTCTGTTGTTATACCCATCCACAAAATCTATACTTGCATTATTTTTTTCTATTTTTAAACCAGAAAATTTACCTATTAATTGTAATAGAAATAAATCAAGTCTATTATTGGCACCGCCAGGTATTAACGTAGTACTAGCTTTGTCCAAAATGTTATTTTTCAAATATCTTGAAAAATCGGTTCTATTATTTGCTCCTCCATTTTTTTTATAACCACCATATATTAATACTAAAGGTCTGAATAATAAAATATTTTCTTCATTTAATGCAATGTCTGATATACTGAAAAATTCCAAATAGGTAACATCTGTATCAGGGTTTTCACCCACATATAATTCAAGATATTTGGTGTTTCCGCTTTGAGACGCAAAATTATATTCACCAAAAGGTAGTGTATTATTTATGTAATTGTCTAAAACATATGAATCAAGTTCTTTAGGATTTCCAAGTGTAACTTTTAACATGTTTCTCTCACTACATATTAATTCTGATATCTCCGCTAATTTTTTACTTTGTTTGTTTCCAATTTTTATAATAGTTTCTTCTATTGTTCCGTCTCCCGATTCTTTTTTTACTGTTACGATTTCTTTTAATAATTGTTGAAAATTATCAAGTACTACATTCTCAAATTTCTTGATTGGGTTTTCAACTTCAACAAGTTCTGAACTAAACTGTAAAAAAATATCTTCAAATTCATCAAGTATTTGTGGACTAAAAGTTGCAATCAAATCATATATCTTCTCTTGGTCGTTGGATAATTGTAATATGTCTCCTCCGGCCTTTATGTTATATTCTGATGGTGATGTAAATGTTTTACCACTATAAGTTTCCTCAACATATTCGGTTTTCCAAACTAACCTAAAATTAAATTGTTCGGATGTACTAAAATCAAAATCAGATGGTTCAATACCATTTACTTTAGATTTTAAATTAATTGCAGAATTAAATCCATCACAAGGTAAAATTGTATAGGTTAAATCATTTGGTGTAAATTTTGAATTGTCTACATATTGTGTCCAATAATTTAAACCATTTTCTCTTTGTCTATATTTTAAATTTATTACGTTATTTGATACGTTGGTTTCAAATGATGTTTTACCTGAGGATACAACAAAATGATTGTAACCGTTAATTATTTGATGATAAATTGCGTCATAATATGGATGTATACCAACATCTTTACCTAAAGTATGTGAAACTGTTTGTCCCGATAATTGGTATATATTCAAACTTGAACTAATAGATGGTATATCAAAGAATTGTTGTCCGTTTATGTTTGTGGTTGTAGTATTTGTATTAGATGTTATGAATCCATTTAAAATGTCAATACCTTCTAATTTTTTCTTTTTATATCTATGATATATTGATCCCCACTTAATAATCAAATGATATGGAATATAATGTGTTGCACCAATTTCTCTAAAAATTGATGATAGTCTTTTAGATTCGAGTGTCTTTAGTGTAGAATTATTATCAACTTTTTGAAAACTTATCTCATCTCTCAAATCTAAATAAGGAAGTGAATTTAGTAGTAAGTAAGCTGAACCCGCGTATTTTCCAAAAGACGTTGTTTTGTTGAAGTCGCTATATAATTGTTTATGAAAATATGGTGTATTTAAAATATGTGTAAAATTATCACCTATTGTATATTCTTGTGTGAATAAATTGTAAAGTTCATTAAATGGTCTATATAGAGGTTTTATCCATTGTTTTAAATTAAATGGTGTTGTTATAAAATCGTCTGTATCAGTACTTAATCTAAAAATACCTTTAAATTTAAATTCGTCATCACTAAAACTACTTTTATTGATGTAGGACAAATATTTGGTCGAATTAAATGGGAATATATTTTTTCTATATTCTTCTGGAGTGTAATTGATTAAATATTTGTCTAATTTCTCATATGGAGTTAAATCAACACTTTTACTTGTATCTAAACCTCTATATTGCTCAATTCTAAATGATTTTGCAATTGTCTCTTTTAAGTAATTTGTTGTCGGTACCGATTCTTTATAATTTTCATATCTTTCATATGGAGAAAGTTTTTCCATGTATTCCAAAAGTTTTTCTTTTGAATTGATATGTGTTTTTAATATATCTAAAATATCAAGTTCTTCACCCGCAACTTGTTGAATGGTTTTAAATTCAATGTTAGCCAATTCAAGTAAAACACTTGCATCAAAAGAGTCAACAAGTGTCATCTGTTTTGCTCTTTCATATATTTCATATAAAAAAGAAACAGGAGTTCTATTACCATATGGTAACGTGTCTTGTATTCTAAAGAGTTGGCTTATATCGTTAATTCTTGATTCTTCCTGATTACTCTCAAAGACATATTGTAAATCATTTACACCACCTTCTCTTTCAACTAATGGATCTTTAACATTTGTTGATACACCAATAAATTCTTCAATAAAAGAAACTTCGGGCCATAACAATCCGTTATATGATTGTAATTTATCTTGTAATTCGGGCTCACCAGGGTATGCAATTACTCTCTGTTTATCACCAGGTGTTGTTTTTTTAATTTCTGGCCATGGATAAATCGCATCACCAACCGACTCGTCAGAAAATTTACCAATAAGGTCTTTTCTGTCTTCTGATACATTAAAAGCATCAAAATGAACATCTTTCATCATTCTTACATAAACCTCTGCATTTGCTAACACGACAGCAAATAAATTCCTAACAGTTGGTTCAAATCCAAATCCTTTACTTGGATTTTTGATGATATTATTCATTTGTTTCTCAATCTCTTTTTCAATTTTAGTATTTTGTTCAAAAAATACTTTTTTGATTGAGTGTATATCTGACATTAATTTGTCAAAATATATATAATATTTTGATGGGTCATCTTTAATTTTATTATAATAGGTTGTTATTGGTGGCAAAGTGTTTGATAATAATCTTGTATTAACAACGATACCAATAGTCTCACCTTTTTCATTTTTCTTTATATTATCATTAAATGTTTTTTGTAATGTTTTTAACTGTTCTGAATAACTTTTTATAATACCCTCTAATGTTCCGTTTTCGGTTGCACCAGTAACATTTTTTAAATCAAGTTTATCTTTTTCTTTTAAAGCATATCCTCTTATTAATTCTGAATTAATTGTTTGATCTGTGTATATTGTTAAATCCAAATGTTTATTTTTCCAACCATTAACTGAAACTTCAAAGTTTTTTAAAACTTCTCTATATGCTCTTACTCCATCTAAAACCGTTGGGTCAACGACTTGGTCGAAAATTTGTTGTTCTAATTTTTTATCTAATGTAGAAGCTAACATACAAAGTTCTCTAAGTGTTTTAACAGGAAAATCTTGTGGTATTAGTTTCTTTTGTTTCATTTCTGAATAAACAGATTTCAATATTTGATATCCTTTGGAAGATTTTAGTGCCTTCTTCTCATATAAACCTGTTTTTTCGTTAAATTTTTGTGATCCTTCCACCGTTCTTATGAACATGTAAGGTGCATTCAAAATAGCCTTCAGTGGAATATCATTCATAAAAGCATAAGTAGATCCAACAAATTTAGTTGTTACTTCAAAATTACCTGAACCAGAATTAAATCTTGAACTAAATGAAACTAAATGAAGTCTGTATCTTATTGCTTTACCATAATATCCTTTAATTGATAAATAAAATATCGGCCATGGTATATGAAAAAACGCTTTATATGGAGAATTTTCAGGTGAATCAAATAATGTTTTACCTCTTACGTCTATAAAATTTATTGCAACTTGGGGAATAAAATTAGCACCTTTTATTTGTATAGAGATACTTTCGATACCAAACGATTGTCCCGATCCGTCACTTCTAAAGGGGTCTCCAACAGGGTTTCCTTTTTCATCTTTTCTTTGGTTAGTTTCTAAAAACGCGTCTGACCAATTTGATGTAAACGCTCTGTTTGATGGATCAGTTGCATCACCAACTTGTGAGGATAGAAAATTTAGTGTTCCACTTGCAATACTTCTAAGTGAATTTTTGTCACCATCAGAAGCTAAAGTTGTTCTCGGAATTATATCCGCCTCAAGATTAACATACATAACCATCTTTTCTTGAGACACGTTCCTTGGTTGAACTTGACCATCAACCAATACACTATTAGGATCGACGTATATTAAATTATTTTCATCGGTCTTAATTAAAATGTTTTCACTATTCGATAAATCATTGTTCGCCATAATATAAATTATACAACTCTACTCCTCTTTTGTAATCTTGTAAAGTAGTGTTCAAAGGAAATGGTATTCTTAAAATATAGTTATCACCTATTTCAAATTCATTAGTACCCGCTGTTGGATTAGCTAACATTATCAACCAACCAAAAATTGGTGTATTATAAAACTCTTGTGATAACTTATCTAATCTATCTTTACCCCTTTTGTACTGATGATACTTGTCTGTACCTTTTATAGGTATTTCAATACCTGGCACAATTCTAAATTTACCATCATCTACAAAAAACTGATACCTATCAAAATAACTTCTACTCATGAGTTAAAATAGTTTAATTTATTATTTATCGGTTGAGTTTTATTTTTATCTTTTAATTTTTTTACTTCACTTTTAACCGCATCATCCGTTACTTCTGACTCGGTCGATTTTGTAAATGATATTTCTTTATTATTTTTTCTTTTCTTTAATTTTTTTAACTTGAATTTTTTGTCTTTAATTGAATCTGATATAAAAGAATCGTATTTTCTTTCTATCTTATTCATTGTATTAGTATCAAAAATTAAAGTATCTTTCAAAAAAACATTTTTAAAACTTTCCTTATCTGTTTCTTTTAATAATACAGATAATAATTCAGAAAGTGTACTCGTAGTAATTGTTGGACTATTGAAGTTTATTGTAGTGTCTAAATCCTCGTATAATTTATTTGTGTTATTTGTAAAATGTTCAATACAATTATCATATTCATCATAAATCAAATTGTATGTGAAACCAGATAATTCACATTTGGTTACGGTTGTGGTTCCTGAAATTTTAGCATCATACCCATATTTCACTATGAAGTTCACTTTATCTAGTGATTCAATCACTTCATTTCTTTGTTTAATGAAACCATCATCACCATTAATTAAAATTTGACACTTATCTGTAATTGAATTAATCTTGGTTTCAATTATATTCTTGAAATATGGTTGTAATAATTCATTTGCTTTATTTTGTTTTGGTGTTGGTAATACATTATCAAGACCCATCATTTGACATATATCAGTTGTTAATAATGTCTTTAACATGGATTTTTTTAACTCAGTTACATAATAAGATAATTGTCTATTTTTTGGGTACTCTCCAAACAAATCTATGTTAAGTCCCGCACTTGATGATGTTGTATTATATACATCATACTGTTTTATGTCTCTATAATTCGGATGTAAAATGAAAGAAGATATAGATGGACCATATTCTTTTACTATTTCATTATATAGTGATACATATTTTTCAAAGTAAGTTTCGGTTGCTTTATAAACGTTATCTACTAATTCAGTATAAACTAATTTAGTTGATTCTATTTTACCAATGTAACCCTCCTCAAAATTATCACCTTTATTATCATTCGCTGGGTCTTCAATTTTTGGAAATTTGTCTCTTAGTTTTTCTAAGAATTCTTTTGTAAAATCCTCTCTTTTTTTACCATCAATAGTTTCGGCAGTATTAATTGACCTTTCATCATACATTTCTGTATTTGCATAAAAGTTAGAGGATAATGCGTTTTGTAATCTTTCTACAGGTTTTGATAATCCTTGACCACCAATAAAGTTAACCTGTAGAGATACATTTGCAATCATTGGTTGTACACCAATTCCCTCAGGATTTAAATCCCATACGTTTTCTTCGAATGTTATATTAACATCTCTAATTATAACTTTAGAATGATAAAAATCGCCCACTCTTAATATACAAATTGGTGGTGGTCCAAATGAAGTATTTCTCGCGTTTAAATCAGAAACATCACTCAATCCTTTAATAGGTATAGTGTCACCTGGTCTAATACATTGTAATAAGAACGTTAATCTTGAATTAAGACCTTCAGGTGTTGTTGAGTGGAACGCGGGATGAAAATATTTTAATTTTTCTTTTAATGTTTTAAACACCACGGGATCACTTTCTTCTAATTTTTGAAAATAATAACATTCACTAAGTGTTTTCATGATAATCCTCTTCATTAAGTCAATTGGTGGTTTATTAGATGAAGGAGGTGTTGTTGGTCCGTCTTTTGGTTCCAATCTTGTTTTTATTGTTGGGTCCGGTTCAGGAGTTGATTGTGTTGGTTCTGGTTTTTCGGTTTTTGTATATTCAAAAATCACAGCAGATTGTCTACAACCAAATGCAACAGGTGCAACAACTTTTAAAGAAATATCCGATGACCCACCGACACCATATTTAAATTCATTCGTTGAACAGTCTCTTTTTTTATTTGAAGCTAATTCACCAGAACTGATTGTTCTAAAATTTATTTTACCATCAGACTCAGCGTAACCCAATTCTTTTAATGTTATTTCTAAATCAAAATTTGTTTGTTGGGTTGCATTTCCACTAAAGGATGACGGCCATTTAGAATCTAAAATACTTTTAGCGTCAACATCTTTTTTTATTCTATCTAAAAAATCTAAAACAATACTATATGTTCTTCTAATCGATAATCTAAAATTGTAATTATTATCTGCCAACGCAGAGCAAGAAGAACCTATCTGAACAGACAAATCTTTTACTAAACCAGCTTCAATGTCGGTTTTTAAAGTTGTGGTTTGCGTTTCATATGTTGTAAAACTAGATTGGGCTTCAAGAATTTCTGCATTTAAATCATTAGATACTTGTGTTTTATACGTTGAGGTCTCTCCTGTTGGAATGTCCTTTCCAAATAGAATTTTTTTATCGTGTATTGCGTTTGCAGTATTATAAGTTGTGGTTCCCGATAATATATCATTTAACACAATATCTAAGCTGTTAGTAGTATCGTTCAACCATCCAGTGTCACCAATTGACGCATTGTATTCAGTCGTATATTTTGAACCTTTAAATTGGTCGGAACCAACTACTCTAGGCTTATCATTTGCAAAGTTTAAACTTATAGTAAGTTTTTCTTTTTTACTATTATCTTTTAAAACCGGTGGTTCTTTTTTAGGAACATCTCCTGTTGTTACACTTTTATATTCTTTAATCCTATCGGGGTCCTTTTTACCATTTAAATAATCAGTGATAGATTTAGCATCATCCGGTGTTATTTCTGCATATCTTCTTATTAAATCATAAAAATCTATTTCCTCACAACCCGCAAAAAATGCATTTATATAGTTTTCAGACTCTTCGTCTGACATTCCTTTAAAATGTTCTCTTACTAAAAGATTTAATACACTTGGATGGTCAACAATTACTTTAAAAGATACCTGTCCACTTCTCTCTGTGTTTTGATATGTATAAATTGGTTCTGGACGACCTAAAAAAGTGTTACTTTCCCATCTAGCTGTATTTTGTTCTGATACTTTTAAATCATATGGTGGAAACCACATAACTCTACCTCCATTATTTCCTCTTTCGCAATATGGTAAATCATTAACAGTAAAACCTGGTGTATTTGATGTTTTCCACGCTAGATTCTCAATTGAGAACATGTATTTTTTTGCATAGAATCCGTCCCCTCTTGGTTTAATATTCGTAGATTCTGTAAAATCTTTTCCACCGTTAGAAATTGGTGCAATATTAAGATTCCAAGGTCTATCTAAAATACTGTCATCATACTTTCGTACATTTTGACCCCTTTTCATTGTATCTGAATAATTCAAATAGGATCTATCTTTTGTCCAAACTCTACAATATTCTACACCACTTTCTTCACCAAATTTATCTACGTATTTGACCGCGGAACCTCTACTTAATAAAACATCTCCTTCTCTGAAAATTCTACTTGTTTGGTCAATAACATTTGCAACATGTGAACGAGCTTCACCACCATTTGATGGTAATGAATCTAATATTTCCTGAGTATATCCTAATATTGAATCTTCTCTAAAATCAAAAGATTTTGATTTGGAATCATCTAAATCTGTTTGTTGATTTCCCCATTCTTTATTATTTGCACCTAACTCATTTTTAGAGTTTCTACTAATCCATGTTAATTTACCTGTAATACTACCCCCTTCAGAATAGTTTCTTTTTCTTTGAAACAACTCCGCTTGAACGGGGTCAAACATCAAGCTTAAAAAATAATTACTTCTAACAGGTCTGTCGTTAAAATCATTCATTGCATATTTTACGTCATTCCCTCTGTCGTCTCCGATATATGCTTCACCTCTTGGTGCTTCAACACCTAATAAATCTTTAACACCTTGTGCGACTTTATCTACAAAATTGAAAACCTTGGATGTGTTTTGTGATCTTGCAGATGTTGTGTAATTTGGTGAATATTTTGAATACGATAATAAATCATAAAGAACATTTTTTTGACCACTTCCAAGATATTCAATCATTATATCAGATGGTTTTCTTGTTGGTGATTGTCTTCTCTTTATACCAATTAATGAACCTAAAACACCTGTTACATCTTGAAATATTTTACCTAATTCAGTTTTCGGGGTTGGTCTAACATTAATAGGATTTCTTGGGTCAGAAAGGTATTGACCGGGTATCTCTGAAAAAGGAAATTCAACACCAGCAGCAACTTGAACGAAATCAATAATTTTACCAGGTAAAGTTTTTGCAACCGTAATACTATAATCAGGTGCAACCAAGGGTTCTCTTCCTGTTACTATGTTCGATGCAGTTGAAATACTTCCATTAAGTGCATCCGCAATTCTAAGTCTACCATTTGTTTGTCTTTCTATATTTTGTGAAATTCTTGAATAAACAGGTCCATTATTTGATAACAAATATTTTCCAGCGAACTTCATCAATTCTGACTCAGAATCTAAATTATTCTGTCTAAATACACTTATTAAATTATGATTTTGAAATTGAAAATATGGATATAAACTGAGATTTGCTCTTCTTGGTAGAGTATCTATATTTTCGGTTACACTAAATTCTAAGGGTTTAAAAACGTTACCTGTTTGTGGAAGTTGTAACATTTGAGTTCTATTGTCCACAACAGTACCCGGATTGATGTTAGCACTGTCACTCAAATTTTGAATGGAATAGTTACCTGAGTTAAAAGTTTGAGGGCCGTTTGGCTGGTTCAAAGTTTTACCTAACACATAATCTCTAAATCTTTTAGTAGAATCAAAATCTAAGTAACTTGGCATCGAGTTCTTTTATCTATAAATAGATAATTTATAAAAATATTAACCTCTAATCTTTAATTATAAATCAACATACAAATAACCATTTGGATTTGAGGAATCAATAGTGTTAGATATTACAATTTTACCCTTATCGTCATATTTGGTTTGTGTTCTCGCATCTCTCATAATTCTCTCCATTTCGGCCGCAGTAAGAGGTTTGTTGTTAGGGTCGGTATTTGTGTTATTTTGATTAGTTTGTTGGTTATTGTTAACATTTGTGGGAGTTAGTGGTTGAGTTGATGTTTTTGTTTGTGTTTGTTTTTCGACTTCTTTTTGTAATTCAGACCTTCTTTTTTCAATTTCCGCGTTTACATCCGTGTTACTTCTATCACCTTTGATATAATTTTTCAACATATCATCGGCTTGTTTAACATATTTGTCCATCTCAGCACCTACACCTCTATAAGTGTTTGCAAACTCAACTTTTAACATCGCCGCTATTTCTGAAACTGTTAATGCTAATTTTTGTGTTTCGGTAAATTGTTCTAATGCGATATCTTTTGGGTTCATTTTTTCAAACTCTTTTTGATTTTCTAAAATTGCATTTGCCGCGGTTTGACTTAATTCATCTAATGCTATTGTACTTTGATCCTTTGCTAATCCCAACGATTCCGCAATAGACGGAGGTACCTCAATAACCATTTTACCGTCTTTACCCATTCTAGCTAAGTTTGTAATAAATTCTTTTTCTTTATCGTCCACAGCAACACCCGCGGTCATTAAATCTGCGGCAGCTGAGGTTCTCTCAGCCGCAGCAATTGCCATGTTTGATAAATCTTGATAACTCATACCAAGTTCTTCTGCCATTGCTCTCGCTCTTCTTAAATTCACACCAGATATTTCAAATTTACCTTGTTCGGAATTGTATGTTGCTAAAGATTCCGCAGCACCAATCAACGCGTCTTGTAATCCTTCCACGTTATTTGTTGCCATATACATCATTTGGAATGGGTCACCTAATGAACCAATTGCTCCACCTAATACTTGTAAATTAGCCGCCAAATCTATTGCCTTTTCAGGTGACATTACCTTTTCCGCAATATCAAATACATTTTGCATATTCATTCTAAATTCAACGGATTTTTGAACCATTCTATTTAATCCCTGTGTACCATTTTCAAAACCATATTGATTTATTTTTCCAATATTTTTTTGAAACTCTTCTGTTGTTTTTCTAATATTCAAACCTAATACTAATGAAGATTTACCACCCGCATTTATATTTTCTAATGTCTTTTCTGCACCCAAACCTACTTTTTCAAAATCGGAAAATATTCTACCCATGTCTCTCATATCACCAATAAATGCTCTTGATGTTACTGCCATGTCTTCCATAACAGTTTCGTTCATTGTAAAAAATCTTCCTGTTTCTTTGGTTGCAGAAATTGCAGTATCGGTTAATTCATCAAATGAATAACCCATACCTTGTACTTTTTCATATGCGTCTAAGATATTATCTCTATATCCCTTGGATAATTCTTTTCCAATACCTATTTGACTATTTAACTTATTTCTTAATTCAACTTCTTTACCAACAATGTCCATCATTCCCGTAAAAAGTGTATTCATTCCTGTAGAAAATAGACTTTTTAAACCGTCTTTTAATGATTGACTACCAAATAAAGCCTTACCTATGGTAACGGCCGCGTCTGCAATGGTGTCTGCCCCGATTAACTCTGACTTTGCTTCAGAACTTATCATCCCATATCCCACGGTAAATTGTTGAGGTGCAACCGCTCTTCCTATTATACTTTGACCTGATGAAGAGTTATTACCTGTAGTTGTGGGGGCGGGTGAACTTAACGCAGTATATTGACTATCTATTTCTTGTTTTACAGACGCATCATTTGCATTAAGTGTACTATTATCAGTTATGACCTGTGAAAAGAAACTATTATATTGTTTTCTTTTAGCAAAATCTTTTGCTTTGTCTGTAATATTAAGAGATACCGCCATACCTATAAATACTATTTGGTGTTATTTTCTAATTCAATCAAATAACTAATATAATATCGTCTGATATAGACAGGCATAAGAAGGATGTCTCGATATGAGAATCCTCTTTTAACTAAAAATAAAATTTCGTCTAACTGTCCCTTACTATAATCCGTAGAAAGGGCGAAAAAATTCTACCCCGAATCCAATTTCAACTTGGATTGTGTCTCCTGACGGGGTCGTTACTGTTTTTTTAAGATCTAATGATGGTTTATTTTCTTTGACAAATTTTCTAAAATCTTGGGAATCTTTAATTGGTAAATTTTGAACGAAGTTATGGATGTTCATCATTTCTCTATTACTAGAAACAGATTTAATCATCATTTCCAATTCTTTTGTTACAAGTGGAGCAACTCCATTACCATTCCAACTTTTTTCTATTTCGTCAAGTTCTCTTTGTTGTTTTTTAGTTAAAAACTTAAAAGTAACTTCCACTTTAGATTTTTCCATGAAGTATTTGAATTCACCATTTTCATTTGGTGTTAATCCGAAATCTTTAAACTTAACTTCACTTAAATCAACCTTAGCTGTAAATGCTTCGTTTGTTTTTGGGTCGGTCACATAAACATTAAACTCTGGTCCAAATGCAGTATTTCTTAAAAAGATTAAAATAGCTTGTCTATCTTCATCGACTAAATCGTCTGTGTTAAAGTCTTTATCTAAAATTTTTCTTTTTAGTAATTCATCTACCACAGCATTACTTTGAATTAGGTTTTGTGCTGATAGTATATTTTCATCAGCCGCAGTTAAGTATGCAACTCTTAAAGATTTTTTTTGTATTGTATAATGAATACCTCTACTTGGTAATTCTACAACGTCATATGCAATTGTTGGGTCTACTACAAATTGTTCCATAGAATAAAATATATTAAATAACTATCTTAATGTAAAGTTTTAAAATAAAAAAAGGTATCCTTTTGAGATACCTTATTTTTGACAGATTTATTATTTTAGTAAACTTGGATACATCTATCCATTCTCAATGAACATTGGATTGTTGCAATTTCATCTCTTGAGTAATCTAAATCACCGAAGTTTAAATCGGTAATAAATGTACCTTGTAGAATCCACTTTTCAACCACAACACCCGTTGGGTCTAACATTTCTAATTCAATATCTTTTTTATAACCAGCAGCATAACCCATACGACCTGTTACTGATTCCGCATGTAAACGGAACCATTCCATTAACGCCTGTGAAGCCGATGGTCCAATTGGGTCCTTAAAGGTTACTCTCATTTCCTGCCATTCGAATCTTCCTGCTACATATGTTGATGTATTCAAGAAAGGAATCGCCACAGAATTGATTTTAGCACTTGGTCTAGCCGCTGATGTTACATACCATTCATTGATACCCAAAGATGATGGGAATCTAACGATGAATCGGTTTTGTCTTTTCGGTTCATAAGGAACCGGCATTTTCATTAATAAATCTGCCATTTTGTATTTGTTAAGTTTTTAGTTATTCTTTATTCCTATAAATATGTTCAAATCAAGAAATATTTTTTTTTAACTATAATTGATTCAATACTTGATTTTATCAAAAATTTTAGTTAGTTTTTTACTAGTCCCAGTATCCAGTTCTAGAATATTTCTTAACTTATTAATAAATACTAGAATATCTGGTTCCAGTATACTGGATTGTATATAAAAGTATAATTATTATAAAAAATGGTTCCGCGTGGAACAGGTGGAACAAAAAAGGGAATCCAATGGACTCCCTTTTCATTTTTATATGTTCTTTTATTAAATGTTATCGAAAGATGCACCTGTAGGTGTAATAACAAACTCAACATCAATAAATTCAAGAGAACGAGTAGGTTTGATATAAATTTTACCTCTAAGAGTGTTAGCATCAATATCCTCTGGATCATTTGATACCGTTACACGGAAGTCATATAAACCTCTTTCCTTCTTAATTGACTCAAGAATTGGGTTTACCAATCTCAAGAATTCATTTCTTACTTGTTCGTCATTCTGTTCAAATAACAATCTAACCGCAACCGCCGAAATTAACTTTCTAGCTCTTAATAATAATCTTCTTACGTTGATTCTATCAAGTGCAGATTCTCTAACCTGTAGGGTTTTGTTACCCCAAATAATTGTACCAGTGTCTGAGAACGTTGCAATTGGGTTAATTCTGTTCTTATAAAGGTCATCTCTTTCATCAAGGGTTAATTTCTTGAACGCTTTAATTGCGTTTACAAGACCTCTTGAGTAACCCGCCACAGCGAACCAAGGATATGAAACATTGTCAGTCAATGCAATATTCTTTAAAACTTCACCTGTTGGTGGAATATACAATTGAGTCGCGTTGTCTCCATCTCTAACCTGAATCCAAGGCCAATATGTTGCTGAGTAGTTACTGTCAATTGAAATTGAATCCAAATTGTCAATAACCTCTTCTGCGGTTGAAACGTTAGGTGAGTTCATCACATAAAGTGAATCCGCTCTATCGTTTTCAATCATGTCTATTGCTTGTGTTACTAATGAACTATGGTTAAAGAAGTTAATACCTGGTGTTGCAAATACGTTAATATCTACCGCTTCAGGGTTTGCAAAAGTGTTTATACCTTGTAAGTATGAGTAGTAGTCTGAGTTTCCTGATGTTGAACTAAAAACACCTCCATTAGTAGTGTGTCCACTTACATATACATTCTTACCAAAGATGTAAGCATCTTCGTTTGTTCTTACATTTCTATAGATATCCCATCCGTCGAAACCACCAAACACCGCGAAAGTAAACTTACGGAAAGAAATGTTTTCTAATTTATCTTTATTTGTACCTTCTAAATCATATGGTGTACACTGGAATGTTACTCCTGTTATAGAAGATGCATTTGTTGATAAGTGGAAACCAAAAGTTTCTGTTAACGCACCCAATCCTTTATATTTCAATAAGTCTCTATCAAAACCAACTTGAGTTGATAGACCCAAGGAAACTTTTCTTACTTTGTCACCATTTGATAGAACAGGTGTACCATCTACTTCATATGATACTACATCTCCCGCATCAAAGTATTCGGTTTTGTATAAAACACTACCTAATTTATTTCCACTACCAAATGCTCCGTTGTTTTTAAATCCTTTGAAACCTGCAGGGAACGCGTCGGTTGGGTGATTATCCGCCATAGATAACATAATGTATCTTGAACGTAATTCATATTCACCGTCTGATGTACCAACTTTTCTCGCCACATAACCTGGTAGGTCAGGATTCATATTACATCTTGTAAATTTCTCTAATACAACGATATTGTCGTCAGTATCATTAAAATCTCTTATTATTAAATCGAAGTCACCACTATCCAAATCAATATTTTGAACAGTAATTTTAACTTGGAAGTTAGCGGCTTCACCATCTGAAATTGTAATAACTTCAAATAAATCTGCAACCTCACCACCACGAACCTCAGATACAACCATTGGTGAAATTGTGGTATCCCACTGACCCAAGAAATTGTTACCATCTGATTCTTCAACTATTGTAGTACTTAAACCTCTAATTAAACCCTTATCAAAAGCAGATTTTAAAAGTGAAGAATAAACCTCATGAACATACACAGGAAAATCTGATTTTACTTTATCAAAAACTTCATGACCCAAAACTTTAGTTATGAATTTAGTTGAAGTTGTATCTAAAGAACATGTAAATGACTTAGCACCACTTGTTGAACCTGTGACATTTAATGTAAATTCACCTAAAGGATTTCCTGTTACATCACCTGATATACTTACGGTTGAACCTGTTACTTCTAAATTTAATGTTTGACCACTATAAGAACCTCTTGATCTTAAAGCGGCAACAACAATATTATGATAGTCTGAGTTTAATGATGCGGTGTATTCATATCTTGTTACATCGAAACTAGTGCCGTTCCAAACAAATAGGTACGAATATACATCTGTTATTGTTGCACCACTATTAAAAAATACGTTGTACCATTCTTTTTGATGATTAGATGTTTCGTTATCTTGACCTGTTAAAGGAGATACAACCTCTTTTGACGCGGTTAAAGCTGCTACATCATCAGCATCTGGTTTACCAATCACAAACCAATTTCCTGTTTGACCAGTGGTATAACCACTAAATTCAGACTTAATATAATCTGTAATAGATGTACCATCAACCGATGTTTTACCTGATAATTCACCGTAAATTGTACTACCGGTGATACCAGCTGTTGTTGGTGTTAGTGTTATACCTGTTGTTGAAGTATAACCTGTTAAAGTGATTGAAACACCACCTAAAGTTTTGATACCATAACTTTTTACTGGTTTGTAACCTGTTAAACCTAAAACTCTTGTTACAAATAATTGATTTGATTCTTCTAAATATGATTTCGCAACATATGGTAATTCATATTTTGGATTACCATTACCATCCTTTACAGGTGATGATGGGCCAAAATATGTTTTAAACTCGTCGAAGTTGCTGATTAAAATTGGTTCAAAAGCGGGACCTTTTAAGGTTTCACCGACTAAACCGAGTGTTGTTACACCCACACTTTGAGCCACAAATGTTAAATCCTTCTCTGAGGTATATACACCAGGAGAAACGAAAACTCTGTTTGAACTTGCCATTGATTAATGTTTGGTTAAATAATTTATTACTTACATTATAAATATCTTTGTTTTTATGAAAGATTTCCCTAATATTTTTAAAATAGATATTTATTTATCTAATAATATCTTAATTTATCTTTAGTATGGAAAACACGGCCAAAAACGTTAAAATAAGTGAAAAACATCACGAAATGTTAAAAAAGTTTTGTGATGAAAAGGGAATAAAAATCTATAAATTTTTAGAAAAATTAATAGAAGAAAATTGTAAACCTAAGAAAAAAGATTTGTACGGTGAGTGATTAATGTAAATAGGTAATACCTATTTTAGAACCCACAACCGGTGCACCTTGTAATGTGACCACTCTTTGATCCGTTATTTCAAAACCCACACCCTCTTCTTCTACAAGACCATTAATATCTAATGTAACAATACTGTCTATTACGTTTACAACCGTGAAAGATAATGTTGAACCATTGTAAGTAAAATACTCGGTTGATACTTGAATAGGTCTACCGTAAGTATCAATTATGACACTATTTCTTCCTTTGTAATATGTTATAGTAATTACACTACCCTCTAATGGTGGAGTCACAAAAGTTACCTTAGATGTACCTGCAACATGAAAATAATCAACATCTCTTTCTTGTATCAAACCATTGATTGCAACATTAAAAAGTATACCGATAGTTTCACCTACACTAAACGCAGTCTGTAAACCGTCAGCAGTAAAACTTACTACCGTTATATCTATTGATTTATTTATATATTTCTTTTGATAGTTACTACTCTGTATAAACTCATTCATAAGAAACATTCTACTTAAAGCAGGTTTTACCTCAAACTCCTCACTATCAATTAATATACCTAACATGGTAAATTTATAATTCTGAATATAGAATCTACGACTATCCAGAGATTCCATAGGAGTACTATCATCAATACCATCTAAAACAATTGGAATATAGTGACCTTTAACTGTGGTATACGCTTGTCTTGAGGAGAATTTTTGTAAAACAATTTTATTAAATTTGTTTAAATCTCTGAATTTAGTACAAACAATGGAAACCTCATACGATATATCAATCGCAACAGGTTGTGGCATTTTATAAATGTCCGCACCCATTTGTGTACCGTTCCAAGTTGGGACAGACGCATAATAGAATGTGGTTCTATCAGGAATTGTTCTTTGAACAGATGGGTTTGTTCCAGGTTGGGCGTCAGGCTTCCTTATCAAAGCAATAAATGGAAGTTTTATATTTCCATCATCGTCTGTAAACTGCCAATTATTTGTGAATTCCCCCCATCTTTGTATGGTCATAATTTTAGGAATAACAGGAATCATCTCTCCGTCTGTTACTATTTTGAAGTTCTTCTTAACAAAGTCCAACATTCCCCCATCTAAATCATCATGTAGGACAGAATCCGGTAAATAAGAATCGGATTTAGTAATTCTATCCAACAACTCTTGTCTTCTTTCAAGAATTTTTTGACCTTGGTAGTATTCCTTGTTTCCGTAAACTTCTATGTCGTTTTTTCTTTTTGGGATACCCATTTTATATTCCTCTAAATTCTGATTCTTGGACAGGAGCACACTCTATGGTCACATAATGTGGCTTATATCCAAACATTTTATGTTTATTGTCGGCTTGTATTCTACCGTCATTGGTTACTTGATAGAAACGTAATCTTTCCTCACTTTCAGCATAACCAACAAAATCACCGTATCTAATTTGTACACCTAATTCATCTAAATGACTTAAATAAATTCTTATTGTAAGATTACCGGGTTCCAAATACCTCATAACACCATTTTTATATGATGCGTTTTTGGCTTCGGCTATTTGAACTAATCCATTGACTTCAATTGGAGGGAAAAATTTAACTTCATCTTTACCCACCTCAGCATATATTGAGTCGGTATCGGTTTTTGTTCTATCAACTCGGTATAAAACAAATTTCATATTCAAGTCACCATGAAGATACTCTTGACCCATTTGTATGTTGATGTCAAAATCTTCTTGTGAGAAGAATTTAGACAATCTGGTGATTGGTAGTTTATTGTTCATATCCTTATAAATAGTTTAATATTATAATCTAATTATTTATATTTGTAATAATGGATAGTATGATTATACCTGAAATTGAGGCTAGAGATGTTTTATTAACATATGAAGGTTCTAATAATCAATTATTAGAATGGAAAAGAAGATTTATTGAAGTAAAAAACTTTAAACTAACAAGACCACAATCTGAGTATGTTTTAAAATATAAGGACACCACCCCGAAA